ACACACCCCAGAAGTGGCCGAGGCTCTCGGATGGGAACGTCAAGCAGGCGGATTTCCCGGGAGAGGAGATCACGGTCTCCGAGTGCATTCGCCGCCGGGCCGGAATCCCTCGCGAGGAGTTTGATTTTACATTCCCCGTGAGACAAAAGTGGATCGAGGCGGCTCGGAGCTTCGTCTCCGGTTTGGACCTCAAGGGAAAAAAGCTTTGTCTCGTGCGGCCGAATACACTCCGTCCCGAATGGCTCTGCCCGACACGGAACCCTAAAACCGAGCATTATCAGACGCTCATTGATCTCTATAGGGACGAGTATTTCTTCCTCAGCGTGGCCGACCTCGAGGATGGCAAGGAATGGCTTGATGGGGAGATCCTGGGGATCGACGCCATTCTCCATCGAGGCGAGGTCCCGTGGTCGACGCTCTTCGGCCTCATTAAGATCAGCGACATGTTCATCACCAACCCGGGCTGGGGCATGTTGGCCGGAATCGCGACGAGGGCCAAGACGTTCACGATCTTTGGTGGGGAGCTCCATCCACGTTACTTTGTGGACGAGCATGTCGGGACCCAGAATTTCGGCTATGTGGCCCCGGATCCTTTTTGTAATTGCTTTAAAATGGAGCATGCCTGTAACAAGAAGATCCCTCGTAGCCGATTGATTGCGGCCTTCGAAGAGTTGCGAACCAGGCCGAAGTGGGAGAAGCAGATTACCGTCGGCCTTGCACCCGGCCTGGGTGATGTCCATTGGCCACTCCTGAAGATGGAGTCATTTAAGGAGAAGAATGCGGTCGACCGTCTCCGCATCTCAATCTCCAACGAGCATGATTATCCTTTGGAATTCGCGAGGCATGTGCCATTTGTCGACGAGGTCCAGAGGTCCAAGCCCAGGTTCCCATTTCGAATGTCTCTTGCCGGCGGCGACGGCCGACCCCTGGATGCGGGAGCGAATGGTGCGGATTGCATCATGGAATTCGGTTCCCGCCTCGAGGCCGGCATGTCCCTCGAGAGAATCCTGCCCGAATATGAGACCAACTGGGGGTATGAGATCAAGGGCCTTGACGAATACAGCGCCTTTATTGCCGACCTTCGCAAAAAAACCGGAGGCCGGCTCGTTCTCTTCTATCCGTCTTCTGTAGGCTCGAACAAAAATTGGGCGCGCGGTCAATGGACGCCCGAATCCTGGATAGCCCTCGCGCGTCTCATTAAGGCCAAGAACGGTTGCCCGCCTGTTCTCGTCGGGGCTGAATTCGATCGCGACTATGCTGATGTTTTGACATCCAATAGCAATGGCCCTCTTTTTATCAATCTCGTGGGTCAGATGCCGATCATGAAGACCCTGGCGATCGTTCGCGGGGCCGATCTCATGCTCGGATTCTCGGCAGGGATCGCCATAATGGCGACGCATTTCCGGGTTCCATGCGCGATCTTCTGGCCGATCCGGGGCGTCTCTGAATATCCGCTCTATAACCCGCTGTTCATGCGCTCGTGGATCCCGCCGTGGGCGGAAGACAATTATTTCGGCTTTGCCTATGGCGATCCCAAGACCACTCCCCGTGGAGTATTCGAAACCGTGGAGAAGTTCCTGTGAAGGCCGCAATCCTTGTCCGACACGGCGCCCCCCTTGTTGTGGATGAGGTTGATCCTTTGGACTTGGGGCAGGGGCAAGCGTTGGTCCGAATCCGAGCTAGTGGAATCTGCGGAAAACAGATCAATGAGATCGCCGGCAATTGCGGGTCGGACAAGTACATGCCTCACCTCTTGGGCCATGAGGGAGCGGGTATCGTTCAGGAAATTGGCCCGGGTGTGACGCACTTCAAACCCGGAGATCACGTTGTCCTTCATTGGCGCAAAGGCGCGGGAATTGAGGCGGAGTGTCCGCGCTATCGCTGGGGCGATGAATTCATCGGTGGGGGGCCGGTAACGACCTTCAACGAGTATGCGGTCGTGAGCGAGAACCGCTTGACCCGCATCGAGGATGATATTCCTCTGGACCTGGCGGCCCTCATGGGTTGTGCCGTGACAACGGGCCTGGGTGTAGTGCTGAATGACGCCCGGCTCCAACCCGGCCAGAGCCTGGCGATCATTGGCTGTGGAGGCGTGGGTTTGAATGTGATCCAGGGGGCGAAGCTCGCGGGGGCCAAAAGCATCTGGGCGATAGACCCGGCCGAGGGCAAGATGCTCAAGGCCCATGAGTTCGGGGCTACGCTGACCTCCGAGGTTGTCTATGAATTTCTCCCTGTTCCCGGGCCGGATATCATCGTGGACACAACGGGCAATCCCGTGCTCATTGCCTGGGCCTTCGCCCTCGTGGCGCCCGGAGGTAAGGTCATTGCGGTTGGCCAACCTCCCCGGGGCGTCAATCTCGTGCTTCCCGACTTTGCCCGGAACATGAAGGGCAAGACGCTCATGGACAGCCAGGGCGGGGGGACTGACCCAAATGCCGATATTCCACTCTATCTTACCTATTGGCGGAGAGGCTTGCTCAAACTTAAAGAACTCATCACTCACCGCTTCCCGCTCGAGGATGTAAATGAGGCGCTGGACATCATGCGCTCAGGCGCCGCGGGACGGATCATCCTGGAGATGGCATGACCAAGCGGGGCCTCATCGACTTCGAGAAGCACATCGCCGAACTCTATGATGCCGGCGAGCTGCCCTACCTTGTTCATCTTTCGGGTGGAAACGAGGATCAACTCATCGAGATTTTCAAGGATATCCGCCCTGATGATTACGTCTTCAGCACTCACCGCAACCATTATCACTATCTACTTCACGGCGGATCACCAGAAGCCCTTGAGCAGAAGATCCTCAGCGGCAAAAGCATGTTCGTATTCGATAGAGCGATGAATTTCTATTCGTCCTCCATCGTGGCTGCTGCTCCGGCTATTGCCGCGGGCGTGGCCTGGGCGTTGAAGCGCAAGGGAAGTACCCAAAGGGTTTGGTGCTTCATCGGTGACGGGGCCGAGGATGAGGGTCATTTTTATGAGGCTGCGCGGTACGTGGACGGCTGGGACCTGCCCTGTATGTTCATCATTGAGGACAATGACCGGAACGTCGTGGCCTCCAAGCGAGAACGGCGCGGAAACGACCGATTCGACTGGCCCAATTGCGTTCAACGTTATACCTACATGTCGACATATCCTCATGGCGGGACGGGGACACCTGGCTGGCTGAAGTTCAAGAGCGAGGCGCAAATTGTCACGCACCCGCTCGCCAATGGCGGCTTTGTTCTTTCCTGGCATGAGACCATCAAGACCGACAATTATTTCGCCGCCGTCCGACAGTCCTGCGAAAGCCTGGCCGCTGGGGGCGCTATTTTCATCGGTTATAACGTCAAATACGGCGGGGCTTATGGTACATTCAAGGAAATTCCCGATGATCTGAAGATCGAGACTCCATTGGCTGAGAACCTAATGCTCGGCTTGGGCATGGGCATGAGCCTCGAGGGATTCCGGCCCGTCGTATTCTTTGAGCGCCATGAATTCCTGATGAATGCGATGGATGCCCTGGTCAATACCCTGGACGTGATCGAGACTATAAGCGATGGCGAATACCGAATGCCGGTCATTATCAAGGCCGTGGCCGGGGGCATTAAGCCGTTCTATGCGGGATTGACTCATACCCGGAATTTCGCAGATGAGATTCGAGCCCTAGTCCACTTTCCGGTTTACGCCCCAGAAACAGGGCAGGAAGTGCTTACCGCCTATACCCTGGCACAGAAGGCCCAGGGTCCGGTCATGATCTCGGAGAAGAAGGAGCTTTATTGAACGTTCTCGTCACCGGCTCATCTCACGGCCTCGGAGCCGCCCTGGCCTTGAAGTTTGCGCGGGAAGGGTGTGGAGTCATTCTCCACGGTCGGGACGGAAAGGCGTTGACCTTGATCTCGGAGGAAATTGAATCCTACGGTAGGCCCGCCCTCAAGGTCAAGGGGGATATTCAAAAGAAGAAAACCATTGACCGTCTCTATCAAGCGGCCCGGAAAATGGATATCAATATTCTCATCAACAACGCGGGTTCCTATTACAGGGGCCCGGCCGTCGAATCATTGGGGAAGACCCTCGAATCGGTGATCGGAACGAATCTCATTGCTCCCATCCGGCTGTCGCTTTTCGTCTATCAATTCTTTGTCGCCAAGGGCCACGGACTCATCGTGAACATCAATTCCCTGGCCGGGAAGGGATTCAACGACCAAGAGGCTATCTATTCTGCTTCGAAGTGGGGGCTGCGTGGGTTCATGGGATCCTTCAAGCACGAAGCGCGCAAGAACGGCGTATATGTCCTTGATGTTTTTCTGGGAGCGATGCGGACTGGTATGTCCGCCGAAAAGGCCAAGTTTCTCAATCTCATCAACCCGGATGAAGCAGCCTCGGCGATCTACCGGGCCTGCATAGATTACAGAACGGCAAACGTGAATGAGATCGAGATCGGCCGGAGGCAACCATGAGCGAAATAGGTTGGACTGACTTGGCTGCGGCTAATGCCTACTTCACGGCGGAGCGCCTTGATTCATCGGCCTGGGATGTGCTTGCAACCCTGCCCGGGGGCAAAGACGGCAAAACGGCCGTCCTCAACATGGCCTATAACCGCCTTCGGTTCTGCCAGGATTTTGGAATTCCCACGAGTCCCACGGCGGCCCAACTCGAACGCCTAAAGTACGCCCAGCTGGAGCTTGCCTATTATCTCGCCATGCATCTTTCCGATGAGGATCGGCGGAAGGGCTTACAGGCTCAGGGAGTCACGGCAGCCGGGGTCGTCAAGGAAAATTACGCAGGCGGGGTGGCAAATCGAACCGCCAGCGAAGAAATCCTGGACAAACTTCCCTTACCCCCCATCGTAAGGGAGCTCATGGGCGAATTCTGCTCCACGGATAACGTTTATGTCCGAGATATCGCCCGGGATGAGAACTACCGCGTTAACGAGGACGTGACGGAAAAAGAAGGGAAGCTGCTTTAACCATGTCGAACCCTGCCGGCCAGATCCCGATGAATGCGCGAGTCGCAGAGATAGCGGGGATCTATGCCCGGGCACAGCAGGCGCTGAAGGCTGAGCTTTCGATGACCACGCCGGGAAGCTATTCAAACCTCAATGCTTCAAAGGCAAAGCACAGGGCCGAGCGCATCATCGGTGAATTGAACGCGAGCGCCCAGAGGTGGGTGGCGGATCCGTATGTAGCCCGGGGCGCGGCGCTCTATTTCGCCCGCGTCAATTTTATGATCCTCAAATCCACGAGGACCTATCTGGCGGCCCGGGCCCATGATGCGCAGCAGCTTGAGGCGGATCCCGAAAACCTGAGCCGGGTCGGCCTTATCTCGTCACGGATCCTCAATGGGATCTCCGGGCCGGGACTTGGATCCCATATTGAAACCATCGCGTGCGCGCGGATCCGGGAGGCCCGGATTGAGGCGATGGCCAGGGGGCGCCGGCGAACCGCAATCATCACCGGCAAGGAATCCCATGCCCTTTTGCGTCGCTTCCTCGACTCACAGGAACCGGATGTGATTTTGTCTATGTCGGGTATCTGGATGGCCCAAGCGGACCTCATTTCCGAATTCATCCTCAAGCGGATGTTATCAACCGGCAAGCCGGACCCCTATCTCATCGATTCCTTTAACCGCATGAACCGGGCGGCCGTCCGTGATGGAATCATGGCCAGGGTGGCCAGGGGCATGACTGAGGCGAGCACTGATATCGAGATGCGAACCAAGTTGATGTTCAAAAAAGAGGGAACGATTCTCCCTCCGCCTCGAAAGTCAAAGTATTTCGAATATTTCACGGGGACACAGGCGGCGATCCAGAAGTACGTCGACAAAAGGGGGGCGGCCCTTGTTACCAACCTCAATGCCGATGGCCTGGCAGTGCTCCGGGCGATGCTGGATATTGCCCTCGAGCACATGCTCAGCCCCTACCAGCTTTCACGGATCGTGAAGCCCTGCATTGGCCTGACTGACCGCGATGCGGGAGCCGTCTCGAAGTTACTCGCTTCACTTCTTGATCAGGGCATGTCCTATGATGAGGCGCTGGCCAAGGCCAAGGAATACGCGGACGAACTCCGTGATGCACGGGCCATGAACATCGCCCGGACGGAGTTGGCTGAGGCCTTCAATCAGGGCCAGCTCGATGCCCTCCAGGATGCCATGCACGAACTCGGGGCACAGGCAGCCAAGGACTGGGAAACGGCGCAGGATGAGCGGACCTGCGAAGAATGCGCGGGGTTGGACGGGGAGACCGTGGGAATCAATGAATCTTTCTCCAATGGTGCCGTCTGCCCGCCGGCACATCCCTCATGCCGCTGTTCACTCGGCTATACGATGCTCCAATGATGAACGTTTACCTGACCGAACCGATCAAGATCCAAAAGCCCATCCCTCTATCCGATGGCCAGGGCGGGCACCCCAAGACCTATGCCGACGTGGCGGCCGTCAAAGCGATGGTCGAGGAACTGAGCGGGCGGGAACTTTTCTATGCCCAGCAGATCCGCGCCGAAGTGACCCATAAAGTCACGATCCTTTGGCGAAGCGATATCAAAAATAATATGCGAATTATCCGCGAAAACACTTCGATCCTTCGGATTGAGTCCGTGCTTACCAAGGACCGGGGCGGCTTCACGGCCACAGGTGGCCTCCTGGAGATCATGTGCGTCGAGGTAAAGACCAGTGAAAATTGATATCGGTATCCAGGGCGGGGGAGATGCCTTCCGCAAATTCCTGGGCGCCTTTACCAATGCGAAGATAGTGCGGGTGCGGAAACTTATTCTATCAACCGCCCTCGATATCCAGCGGGGCGCTAAACAGAAGCTCAGGGAGAATCGATCAATCGATCTCGGCGCCCTGCGCAACAGCATCGTCGTAGAAACCACGCCGGACGGATTTACCTGTGAGGTCGGATCGGTTGAAGCGATGGCCAAGTACGCGCCCTATGTCGAGTACGGAACCGGGCCGCGGACCAAATTTCCTCCGCTTGAGGCCCTTGAGGGATGGGCCAAGAGGCACGGCTTCAAAAGCGCCTGGCTCGTGGCCAAGAAGATCAAGGAGAGGGGAACGCCGGCGCAGCCGTTCCTGGGGCCGACGGCGGACGCGATACTCCCATTCCTTGAGCAGTCCCTGGCTGAGGCTCTAGAAAAATCAGAACCCGGCCTGGATGACGGCGGAAGCACCAAGGCACTGATATGAAACTCCCCTTGAACGAACTCCAGGCGGCGATTGTCTCGGCCCTGAGCACTGCCTATCCGACCTGGCGCATATTCGACGATACGCCGGAGCAACCGAAATACCCCTACGTCATTGTCGGGGAGGTCAGCACAACGGACTGGAGAACGAAAAGCGAACCGGGAGTGGCCCTCGTGCTCACACTCCATTTTTGGAGCCAGTATCCGGGAAAGCATGAGGCCGCGGGGATGATGGGCAATGCGCTGACAGTGCTCCTCCGTGATCACCCGCCCGCGCTCCCGAACCTCAGCCCGACCTTCCACGTGGTAGACCTGGCCCTGGACTCGGCCGAGATCATCATCGACGTTGACGGCTATACGCGGCATGGGCTGCTTCGACTGCGATATCTCATTGAGGAGGTAGGTTGATGTCCAAAAAAAAGAAGAGAGTTTTCATAGAGGGAACCGTTGAAGTACCCGCCGGCCCGGGCGCCGAGGATCGTACGGTGGGAGAAATAGCCGCCGACCTTGGCCTGGAGGATGAACCCAAGGAATCCAAGGCGGATTTTGATTTCGAAAGGGAAGTGGCTGCCGAGGTCAAAGCCATTGAGCAAAGCAGCCGACCCGGCTTCACGCCGCCCTTTGATATGGCCGATTACCTCCGCCATAAACTTATCAGCGAGATAGATACAAATATACTCACGAAAGACTTTCAGAGATTTCCTCGGCCAGCGCCAATCTGGGTGCTTTGCCCGGATCAAAAATTCAGTTTCGATTATCGAGGCCCGGACCGGGATTATAGGTATGAGATCAGCCTTGGGACCGACGATGAGCGGCAACTCCGGGTCCTGGTCGATCAGGTTCTGAGCTCAGCCAATTCGCCCTTCATCTTCGGCGGACTCAGAATTTATCTTCATGCAGCCCAGGGGCACAGGAAGGCTCCGGAGCATCTGACTTCGGGCCAGGTCAGTCTTAAAGTCGAGCTTATTTTTAGGGCCAGCGCGCCCTAATAGGAGGTACAAACATGAGCGGTAAAGTAAGAGGCATTGACTGTTATGTCAATGTCAACACGGGCACGCACGCTTCTCCCGTTTGGACAAAGGTGGGCGGTCAAAAAGACGCCACCATGAATTTCAACCGGGGCAAGATGGACGTGACCGACAAGGATTCGGGCGGCTGGGAGCAGACCCTTCCGGGGAACCGTACGATGGACATCGACTTCGATATGTTTCTGATCGAAGAAGATGCGGGCTACCAGGCCCTGCTCAACGGCGGGTTTTTCGGAAGCGGGCTGGACGGGGTGGAGTGCCAGGTCAAGACACCGGCCTACACCTACACCGGTTACTTCCAGCTCTCCAAGGCTCCGCACAAGGCCACGGAAAAAGACGCGGCAACTGTCGCCTTCACCCTGGTCTCGAACGGGGTTATCACTAGGGCCTGACGAAAATTCAATGAGGAGGTATTAACATGCCAGCTACAGCACTTACTCCCCAGGTCATGGTCGCGGCCGGCCTCGAGGCCGTGCTCGCGGCCGCAAACGCCGACGGCAGCTATTTCCAGAATAGTGGCCGCGACTTCATCTGGGTCAAAAATGGCACCACGGTCTCCAGGAACGTCATCATCGATTCGCCAACAGCCTGCAACCAGGGCTCGGCACACGATGTCACCGTGGCTGTGTCGAGCGCCGAAGAGCGACTCATCGGGCCCTTCCCGATCGATCGCTTCAATGACGCGGACGGCCGGGTGAACATGACCTTTTCCAGCGAGGTGGGGCTGACCATCGCGATCATCAGGATGCCCTAGTGCCGGGCTCTGAGTTTTGGCTTGAGCTCGACCGGCGCCGTCCGCTGAAGTTCGGCTTCAAGGCCCTGCGGCTCGTCCGGGAGCGGCTCGGAGACAAGGAACTTACCGACCTCCAGAACATGAGCCCCGTAGAAATGCCGGTGGTTGTCTGGGCAGGGCTCAGCGCCGACGATCCGACACTCACCGTGGAGAAGACCGAAGAGCTGCTCGATAGCGCCATTCCTGAGTGCTATACCGTCACCGGGATCATCAAGATTTTGGGTGATGCGATCCTGGCCCACCTGGTCGGCAAGGCAACGTTGGACGGGGGCCAAAAAAAAGGCGGGGGCGGCAACAAAGCCTTGGAGAATATCTTGACCAAGCCCGAACCGCCGCCCTCCGCTTAGGACTATCGCACGCTGAGTTTGAAGACCTGACCCCGGTTGAGTTCGCAGAGCGCGGCAAGGCGCTGCGAGATGAGCAAGCCGAGCGGGATAAGGAAGAGTGGAGACGTGCCTCCTGGCTTGCCTCCATCCTTGTCTCCGCCTCGGCCGGCCAGGAAATTTCCCCGCAGGAGCTACTGTCGAGCGTGTGGCCGAAGCGGCGCGGGAAGAAGCGCGTGATAACCACGCAGGATAAGCCGAAGGAACTGGCGGAGCTCAAAAAGAGGCTGGGTATAACATGACGGTCAAATCGCTGCTCGTGAAATTCGGGGTTGATGTCTCCGAATTTAATTCCGGTATGGACCGGATGCAGGCGAGCCTCGAAAAACACTCCAGACAATTCGCAAGCATCGGGCTCGGGATGGCGGCGGTGGGCGGTATAATGACCGCCTTTTTCGCGAAGTCAATAGATGAAGCCGCGAAGTCCGAGGCCGTCCAAATGAAACTTGAGGCCGCGCTAAAAAGGACGGGGGACACATCGGGAGAAGGGGCGCGGAAGCTTGAGGGCTATGCGAAGCAGCTCTCACTTACTACCGCATACAGCGATGAAGAAATTATGTCGGCCCAGGCACTGCTCGCCACCTATGGCCTCACGGCCTCTAAGATTGCCGAATTAACCCCCCGGGTGCTTGACCTGGCCTCAGCTCATTCAAACGAAACGGGCGAGGTCGTAGGTTTGGACGGCGCGGCCAGGTCCTTGGGCATGGCCGTTAGCGGGAACACGACCACGCTTCAGCGGCATGGCATTATTCTGGCCGCGGATACAAAGGCGACGGGCGATTTTGCCCTTATCTGCCGGGATCTGGATAAAAGCGTCGGCGGGACGGCGACCACCTTCGGCCAGACCTTCGCGGGACAATTAAAAATCGCTAGGAACCAAGTAGGTGAGGTGGTGGAGGGCATCGGCGCTAAACTCTTGCCGCTGCTGCTACCGCTTCTTCAAAAGGTCGTAAATGTCGCCCAGGGCATCGGCTCCTGGATCGACGCACACCAGGGCCTCCTGAAGGTTCTGGTGCCCGTGCTGGCCGGGCTCGGCGTGCTGCTTACCGTAAGTGGCGGGATCTTGATGATCCTGCCCAAGATAGTCAGCGGCGCTGTCGGCGTGGGGAAGGCGTTCCTTTTCTTGGCCGCGAACCCGATCGTGCTTGTCGTGGCCGCCCTCGCGGCTCTTGGTCTCGCCCTGAATTCGATAATCAATCACATGAAAGAGCTCCAGGACGCCGAAATGAATGCTATGGTGGCGGATAAAAGCTTGGCTCAAGCTATCGAATTTCGAGATGGCGTCCTGAAAAAGAATATCATCACTCAGAAGGAACTGACGGCTTTCTGCAAGGAATACGGGGTCACAACCAAAGGCCTTATAGATCAAGCGAAGATAGCCAACGAACTCCACCTGAAGGGGGATGGAATTGTCGCCCGCTTGGGCAAGGCTTATGCTGAGTATGAAAAGCAGCTCAAGAAAACAAAGGAAGAGACCGGCGGTCTCTCGGCCAAGCAGGAGGAGCTTCAGGACAAACTCTCCAAGGCCCGCAAAGAGATGCTCGATGATCTCGTGAAGCTCACGAAAGGTGAGCTTGAAGTGACGAAGAGAGCCGCCAACGAACAATATCAAATCCGCAAAAAAGGCCTGGATGAAACCCGGGTGGCAAATAAAAATTATAATGACGATATTATTTTGGCCGGGAAAATCCGCGATCTTACAATTAAAGCGGCGGAAATAAAAATATTTGAAGACAAAGTAAAGCAAAGGAAGGAGGAAATAAGGGACGCAAAAGAGGCAGCCAAAACCATACTGGAAGTCACGCGCGCCAACGATCTTAAAATATTTTTATCCAAAGCAGCTTTAGCTGCGCTACAGGCGCGCTTGCGGGGTGATGAACTTGCGGCCGTAAAAATAGAATTGGCCGCAGAACATAAAGCAGCAGAAGCCGCAGTCCTTGCAGACAGAACTCTGTCAAAAGCTCAGAAAGACGAAGAATTGAAACGCTTAGGTGAGTTTTATGCGGTAAAAGGGACAATGCTTGAGGCTGACTATAAACTGACAATTGAGACGGGTCAGAAAATCGTCGAGGCAACTATCGGCTTCTTATCACAGCTCTCATCGCTATCAGCTGCGCGGAAACAAGAGCAGTTGTCTGCGATCGATGAAGAATATCAAAAAAGAAAAAAAGCGATTGAAGATTCTCTGCTGAGTGAGGATGAAAAGGCAAAGGCATTGCAAGCCCTGGACGTAGAGATGGCGAAGAGAAAAGACCAGGTAAATATCGATGCCGGGAGAGCCCAAAAAAGAATTGCGTACGCTATGGCGGTCATGAATATCGCACAAGCCATAACTGCCGCACTTGGTGCTGCGCCGCCTCCGTGGAACTTCGTGCTGGCGGGCCTGTCGGCCGCAGCTGGAGCTGTTCAGTTGGGCGTGATCCAGGCAACCAAGTTCGCCACGGGCGGGGTGGTGACGAAGCCCACCCTGGCCCTCATCGGTGAGGCCGGCCCGGAGGCCGTGGTGCCGCTACGGGGGGCTGGCCGGACCGGGGGGCTTGCCTTTGCCGGCGCCGGCATGGGCGGACAATTCCGAATCACGAATAATTTCTACGGGGATATCCGGTCCGAGAAGGATATTGAGAAAATCTCGCGGGCCGTGGCCGATCAAATAAAGCGCGCTTCAAAGCACAGGAGATTGTGAAATGTCGATCCCGGTTTATTACACGCCCGGCGCGGAGGAGCGGCCGAAGATCATTGACTCGAATGGGAATGAGTTCTATTTGCCGCAGACATTCAATATCCGTGCTGAGCCGATAAGCCGGAAGTCTCAGGTCTTGGATATCGCCTTTGCCCACGGGGCGAAGGACGTCGCCGACGGAAAGCTGGGAACGCGGACGATAGAGATATCCGGGAAAATATGGGCTGAGACGGACGGGGAATTCCTTGCCGCCTGGGATCAGCTTGCCGCCCAAATATTAAAAGAAAATATTATCCTCCAGGACAAAGGGCGGCAGATCAATTGCTCCAAAATCATTCAGGTTGATTACAGCCTTCCCTCACAATCGAACTATAACTACGGAGAGTTCATCCTATATTTTCTTTGCCTCGATCCTTTCTGGTATGCCATCGCCGCCAAGACGAAAGTATTCACGATCACGGGTTCCCCGACGGTGATCGGCTTTGAACTTCAGGGGAATGTGGATGTATTCCCGCTGATCACCGTGGCCCACGGCGCGTCAAACGCCGACTTCACGATCAAGAACACGTCGGACGGAAACCGCTCGCTTAGGGTCCAGGACTCGGGGGCGGCCGGCGGGACCACCGAGATCATCGACTGCGCAGCCGGCAC